GTACAAGGTAGTGGTAGCGTTAGTATGGAAGAACCCGGCGGAACACAGATCCGTGTGGGTGCTTCAACTAACGATTCAGATGCTTATAGCGCTACAAACCTAGTCAATGCATTCTACGATGCTGCTGCTGCTCTTGATGAAAAGGGAGTTAGTTCTGAAGGACGTTGTGGTGTCTTGAACCCAAGACAGTACTACGCTTTGATACAGCAAGTAGGTGAAAATGGCTTGGTTAACCGTGATTCCCAAGGTGATTCCCGTCAGAAGGGTCAAGGAATCGTGGAAATTGCAGGCATTAAGATCTACAAATCCATGAACATACCATTCCTTGGTAAGTATGGTGTCGCTTACGGCGGTACAACTGGAGAAGTTTCTCCTGGAAAACTTGGTGATTACGTTGGACCTACACCTGAGAACGCTTCAGGTGCTACAACTGGAATCAACAATGACTACGGTACTAACGCTGAGTTAGGTGCTAAGTCCTGTGGTCTTATCTTCCAGAAAGAAGCTGCCGGTGTTGTAGAAGCAATCGGACCTCAAGTCCAAGTTACTTCAGGTGATGTATCCGTGATTTATCAGGGTGACGTCATTCTAGGTAGGTTGGCAATGGGAGCCGACTACCTCAACCCAGCTGCGGCTGTTGAATTGTACGCAGGTGCTACTGCTCCTTCTGCATTCTAATTATTTCTATAAGGGAGGGTTCTCACGCCCTCCTTTTTTTTATTAACAAATCTTTATGGCTACCTCGACAACTGACACCGATACCGAACTATCCGCTGTGAACTCAATTCTGGGTAGCATAGGTCAATCACCTGTTACAACATTAAATTTTACAAATCCTGAAATATCTTTCATCTACAATATTTTAACTGAAGTTAACAAAGATGTACAGAATGAAGGTTGGCATTTCAATACAGAATACCATGTTAAAACTTCACCAGATGCAAATAAAAATATACCAGTACCTTCTAAGACGTTAAGGTATAGTATCCACGATGGCTTAGGTAAAAAAACAAGAGATTTTGCTGTACGTGGTTCTATGGGTTCTCAAATCTTATATGATTTAGTTAACCATACTGATGAATTTGAAGAAGATTTCGATTTAGATATTGTAACATTATACCCATTTGACGATTTACCACCTATATTTAAAAGATATATTACTTATCGAGCAGCCGTAAGAGCTGCAACTCAGTTAGTTTCGAATCCACAACTTGTTAAATTATTACAACAAGATGAAGCTAAAACACGTGCAGCCTGTATGGAGTATGAATGCGATATGGGTAACCATTCATTCATGGGCTTCCCACATGAGAGTTCCTACCAATCATACCAACCTTATAAAGCACTGAGACGCTAATGGCAAGTATTACACAAACAATACCAACTTATAATGGTGGGATTTCACAACAACCTGATCAATTAAAAGTTCCTGGACAAGTAACTATAGCAAAAAATGTGTTACCAGATGTTACTAAAGGTTTAGGAAAAAGACCAGGTGGTAAATTAATTAAATCTATAAGTGATGGTACTTTAAATTCACATACAGATGGCAAATGGTTTCATTATTATAGAGATGAAAATGAACAATACATTGGTCAAATATGGAGAAATGGTACAGTTCGTATGTGGGATTGTCAGACTGGTGATGAGAAAACAGTTGTTGTAGCAACTAGTGGAGGTGTATCACCAGCAACTTATTTAACACATACTAGTGATGATCAAATACAAACTTTAACTCTTAACGATAATACTTATATATGTAATAGAACTAAAACAGTAGCTATGGATTCTACTGTCGAACCTGTTAGACCTCCTGAAGCTTATATAGAATTAAAAAAAGTTGCATATGCTAATCAATATTCATTAAATTTATATACCCATACTTGCTTAGAGGAAGATGTTTATTCAGCTGCTCAGATATCAGTTGAAAGAGTAGTAGATACAAAAAATTCATGTCAATCCTCCCAGATACATAGTCAAGGTGATACTTGGTACCCACCTGAAGGTATAGAACCTGGTACAACTGAAGGAGCTTATTCTGGAGGTGGTTGGAAGGTGACTTGTGGTAGTGGTGGTGTAGATAATTATAGAGGTGTATCAGTTGGTGACCCTCATTTAATGTGCGTAGGTAGTCAAGAGTTTTCTGTAACTCCTGGTGAAAAAACTCCTGACAATAGGCAGCACATGAATGGTAGACAAGAATTTTATACTTATTATAGAGCGAATTCACAAGGCGCTTATACTAAATACTGTGATAATGAAGTTCAACGATTGAAGTCTCAGAATCATGCTCAAACTTGGTTAGCTAGTCACAAATATAGATTAACTGATACCACCACTAACACTTATGTTGAATGGACTGCTGGAAGTGGTACTGGAGTTGGTAATCAAGCTGAATTAATCTTTGCTGGTTTACAATCTCATAGTAATTGGAGTAGTATGTTTGGTACTAGTTCTGGTTTTGAATGTATTAGAGCAGGTTATTTAAATAATCATACTTCTAGTTTGGTTAAAGCTAAGGATGTACCAATGACTGGTATAGATTTATTAATTAGATCTAGAAATAATAGTACGTATAATTTAAATAATCGTTTCAAATTCGAAATATTTAATGGAGGCAGTTTGGTTCGTACTCAAAATAGTAGCCTCTGGGCTTCTAGAACTGTTAAAACTAGTGCTAATCCAAGACCAAAATACTTAGGATTCCGAATAGAAACAACAGGTCAATCAGTAACCTTTCAAGGCGCCTCATACGAAAGTCGTTATAACACAAGTAAAGATATGCACTTCAGCGGTACTGGCTGGCGTAAAGGTGACTACACTTATGTATGGATGGAGTTTGGTAAATATAAAGTATTTGTTGAAGCTGAGAATAAATCTACAGTGAAAGCTGATTTAGGTCTAATAAGACCACGACCTACGCCGTTTAGTGCTGAAACAGCGATAACTGCTGACAGTATTTTAGGTGATGTAGAGCAAGAAATTCTTGCAGCTGCACACCCAAGTCAAGGGTCATGGAGTGCTAATCAAGTTACACAAATAGGTAATGGTTTATATTTAACACGACCTCTTACTGGTGCAACATTCTCAGGTGTTTTTAATATATCTACAAACGTACCTGAACTATTAAACGTATTTACAACTAAAGTAAATGATGTAACAGATTTACCATCTCAATGTAAACATGGTATGGTGATTAAAGTTAGTAATAGTGAAACGGATGATGACGATTATTATGTAAAATTCTTTGGTAATAATAATTCCGATGGTGAAGGTGTGTGGGAAGAGTGTGCTAAGCCTGGCGCTAAAGTTTATTATGATAAAACAACAATGCCTGTTAATCTCATCAGAACCGCTGATGGTAACTTTAGATTAACATTTTTAGATGAATCAAATTACACTATTTCTGGTACTCAGTATTCCGTAGATAGATGGGAGCCTGCTTTAGTAGGTGATACAGATCCAGAAGGTGAAGGTACTAACCCATGGGCAAGTTTTGTTGGAAAAAAAATTTCACAGATGTTATTCTTTAGGAATAGGTTATGCCTACTTTCTGATGAAAATATTATACTGTCTCAGCCTGGAGACTTCTTCAATTTTTGGGCCAAAACTGCGATGACAGTTTCCAATATGGATGTCATTGATTTGTCCTGTAGTTCAGAGTTTCCTGCAATTATATATGACGGGATACAAGTAAACAGTGGCCTTATATTATTCACTAAAAATCAGCAATTTATGTTGACAACAGATAGTGATATATTGAGTCCTAATACAGCTAAGATAAACGCTTTATCTACTTATAACTTTAATCACTTAACTAATCCTATATCATTAGGTACAACATTAGGTTTCTTAGATAATGCAGGTAGATATTCAAGATTCTTTGAAGTAGCTCGAATTGCAAGAGAAGGTGAACCAGATGTCTTAGAACAAAGTAAAGTAGTTGGAGATTTATTTGATAAAGATTTACGACTTATTTCAAATTCTAGAGAAAATTCTGTAATATTATTTAGTAAAGTAAATGATAGTACAATATATGGTTATAGATATTTTGCTTCACCTGATAAACGAATTTTAACATCTTGGTTTACTTGGGAACTAAGTGGTAATATAAAGTATCATTGTATGCAAGATGATTCATTATATGTTGTCATAAGTAATGGTACTAATAAAGATGTTATACAAAGATTTTCTATAAAATTAGAAGATGATTCTCATACTGTAACAGATGATAAACAAACAACTTCTTTATTAGATGATGATTTATTTAGAATACACTTAGATAATAGTGCTATAGTTGCTTCAACCGCTTTAACGTATAATGCCACAACAAATAAAACTACTTTTACTCTTCCTACAGGGTTTAATTATACCTCTGGTCAGCTCGCTGTATATGTAGTACCAACAGCTAATGATGATACATTCCAAGGTATGACAGCTAATGCCAGCCTTAGTGGTACTACTGTATCATTAGATGGTAATTGGAAGACATATGTAGATACTAGTGGTGCAACTCAAACACCAGCTAATAACTTGGTATTAGGGTATCAATTTGATATGGAAATTGAATTACCAACAATACATAATATTAAAGTAGTAGGAGAGAAATATAGAGCTGATACACAAGGATCATTAATTATACATAGAGCTAAACTTAATTTAGGTGATTCAGGTTTATATGAAACTACGTTAAAAAGAACTGGTAAAGCTGATTACACAGAATTAATAGAACCAGTTATTGCAGATGCTTACAGTGCTAACCAAATTGCACTTACTAAAGAATCTACATATACAATACCTATATATGAACGTAATACAAACGTAACATTAACAATTAAATCCACTCACCCTTCACCTGCTAGATTATATTCAATGACCTGGGAAGGTGATTACACCAACAAATTCTACCAACGTGTCTAAATTAGACGAATATACTCATCCAATAACGATTGAGGCAGCTATCTCAGTTGCCTCTGATCTACGCCCTGATGACCGTAAAGAGGTCGAAGAAGGTCATGGGGTGGATCCACTTGAATACTTTGTTTCAAAAGCCAAGGAAGGTAACTGTATTTACTTTAACGTGCCTAACGGCAAGACTGCCGGTATGGCAGGTGTTGACCAAGGAGGTCAAATATGGATGTTATGTACCAATGCTATCCATGAGTACCCATTAACATTTGCAAGAGAAGCTAAGCGTTGGGTTGAGAGTAGACCTGAACCACTTCTATGGAATATTGTAGATAAAAGAAACAGAGTACATTTAAAACTACTCAAATTTTTAGGGTTTAAATTCTTAAGAGAAATTAAACATGGTCCTAACCAATTGTCCTTTATAGAGTTTTGCCGTGTGTCTCGGAGCCGGAGCTAGAGCTGCTAATAAAGCCGCAATGCGGAATTATAAGTATCAGCTTAAAGTTAGAAAACAAAAACATATGCAAAAATTGAGTCTATATAAAACAGGTATAGCTCAGTTTAAATCACAAGATGCAGCTATTAAAGCTGGATTAGGTAGAGCTTGGTCAAAAGCACAAACTAAAATAAGTCGTGCTGCTGATAAAGCTCAACAAGTAAACCAGAAGAAATTACTAGAAGTTATTGCTAACAGTAAATATGCTAAACTTCAAGCAGCAGGTAGAACAGGTAGATCTATTCAACGTCAGAAAACAGCAGAAGCTGCTGACTTGGGACGTTTCTATGCTAAGACTGCTAATGCATTAACCGATGCTAATGAAGATTTCATGTTTGGTGTTAAAGCAGCTAGAAGAAAAGCTAGAGCTGCTTCAATGCAACAATATGCTAAGATAGCATTTGAACCAACTACAGATGTAGCACCGCCACGTCCTGTTATGCAGAATGTAGGTTTAGCTGCATTCAACGATTTGCTTAGTATTGCAGGAGCAGGTATGAGTATATATTCGGGTTTCAATCAGGGGTAGGCGATGCCCC